TCACATTCGAGCTCACACTGGAACCCGAACATTCGCCAGTGCCTTACCATGTCAGTTTTTACCGCTGCGGCACATTCTTTCTCGACGAAGACCACACAATCATCTCCATTGTTCATCAGTTTTGCCTTAATACCACGAGTTTTGAAAAAGTCATGCACAATCGCACATGACAATAGACAATTTCCCATAGCTGTATTCATGTCTCCACTCATCCTACATCCATCGACCTTGTAACGTATACTACCATCGCTAGCGTAACCGACGCCCTTGTTTTCCAACTGCCAACTCAACAATTCAGCAAGGTGAGAGTCATGGCAGAATGCATCCAAATACACTTTATGCTCCCACTCTAACGCATCTCGGGAAACATGTTGATCAAATCGCTTCATGTCGAACCCGATCGCGACAGGACTAACGAAAGAGTCCCAAGCGTCACGAGCGATTTGACCGATCTGTTCAACTGTGTATCCCTTAATGATAGTGGGGCTTCCCCAGATTTCATCGACTCCTCGATAGAGGTAATGCTCAAAATTCCTCAAATATCTACCAACCTCAACATTATAACGAACATTTCTTGGTTGTATAACCCTCGGGGCAGGATCAGGCTTCCGGGAAATATTAATTTTCTCAGCCTTCACAAAGGTCTTGAGATAGGCATCTCGCCTCTGGACCGCCAAACCTTCCAATGATTTCACAGCTGATTCGTAAATGGTCCTCCTCCTGCCAGAGTAAAAGTCAAGGAAACGACCCGGACTAACTCTGGAATGAGTACCTACCACGCTATGCAACTTGGAGCGAAACCAATTTAAACGGTCAAAGGCATCCCGGAAGGGTTTAGGAGCTGGTTCCAATTCTTTGTTATCATTCTCAACATAAAACACGCGTTCGACTAACCCGCGACGTAAATTTCTCAAAGAATTGTTATGCACACCGAACTTCACGCTAGTTCCAACACCTCCTAAACAAAACAGTTTGCGCGTTTTGATGGGACGATCCTGAGGATACTCGGTCATGTCGGGGTGTGTCCCTCTATGCACTTTTGTGCAAAACCCCGCGAGCTCCTCTAGGCACCCCTAGTTAACGAGGCGAAAGGCCTTCCAATCTGGAAGGCCCGCCAAGTTGTCAAATGCACGCCTCCAAGCCTTATTGCTTAGTGGGTGGCACATCAGGTTAATGAGCCACCCATCCAAATTACGGAGACGCTCAATTCTAGCACGATTCTCGCACAGATCAACACTATTCAGGAGTGCTTTGCTAGAAATGTCGTATTCATCGGGACTAAGAATCAATGGAACGGTTACACTAATGATCATTCTGGTCTGGTGCGGTAGACAGTTGTGCTCCTTACATAGATCGTATACGAACTTGCTAACTGCCATCACATTGGATTTAGTGGAATCAGGACATCCACCGAAGTGATTCTTGGCTAAATGCACAATTTTAGTTAGGAAGGGCTTTGAACGATGCCTTCTCTTCATTTTCACTTCAGCAGGCACTTCACGCGCAATACCAATGGGAATAGTACCGACCATCACCTGTTCCTGAACACTATTCTCTTCTATATCTTCATTGACGTTGGCCACTATGTGGTCAAGAGTATCTTCTCCAAGGGAAATCAAGGCGTTGTGAGACAGACGCGAGGCCGAATGGAAATATTTCATTCCAATCTTCCACGCAGAGTAACACACACCTATTCCAAGAGCTACCTTGCACGCTGATTTACAATCACTCAAGACAGCACCAGTCCAGGACTGGGCACATCGGTCAAGAAGGGTAGATGAGGATAGGGACGAATCCAAGGAACTCACAGCACACACTTTGGTCAGGACATGGGAGCTGGCTAAGCCACCATTCACGAGCATTTTCAAACCTAGATCCATTGCTAGCCTACGTTATTACGGTTAACCTCGCCAATACAACAGAGTTGCTTGCCAGGACGGGCACAGA